TTAATCAGTCATTCTGCTATGTGGCAATAAAGCAAGAACCATTTAGTCAGATGGAGACAGACATGATTGAATCTTTGAAAACTGAATATGAAGATATCAAGACACCATCTCAAAGACTCCGAGCAATCATGTTCAGAAACTTTGAACAACAACCAAATGGATTCAAAGACTTTAATTCATACTATGTCTATACAATGGACAGATTGTGTGACCATTACAAAAGCAAACTACTATGAAAGGAAACTTGGTCAAGATTGATGAAGTTTGGATGGTTGCCTATCTTAACAATGAAGGATACCATCTCATGATGTTGCATCCAGATGATGCAAATTTCATCTCAATTGAGAGATATGTGGATGACATTGAATTCAAGATTGTGACTCATGAAAAGTTAACTGGTACAATTAGTTATGCAAAAATAATCATACAATGAAAAAAATCATCTTCATCTTGTTTCTGGCATCATGTCAACCAGTACAAGAACAACCAAAGCAACTTGTCAAGGGATATATTGTCAAGAAGGAAATCAGAAAAAATGTCAAAGGACAACCCATCTATGTGACAACCATCAACATGAATGGAAGTCTGATTGAATTCTATGGCATCAATTACTATCTCATGGAAGAAGGTGACACCATCCAAGTTGAACAAGGAGACACAAGTGAAATCACACACTAAAAAATACATGACCTTCTTCAAGTATGATGTCTCTGATTTCATCCCTTGTGAAGTATGTGGAACAATGGCAACAGACATTCATCACATACAAGCCAGAGGAATGGGAGGAACAAAGGAGAAGGATGATATCCACAATCTAATGGCACTATGTAGGAAATGCCACATAGAGAAAGGAGACAAGAAGCAATTCATGCAATTCTTAAAAGATGTGCATGAAATTTTCATAAAAAAATATTGAACAAAATCAAATTAACCAAAGGGAAATGGTTAATTAATTTTATTTTAAACAGCAGAAAAACAGCACATGGCAAAAAAAGATATTGTCAAACATCAATATGAGAAAGGTGTATCTGGAAATCCCAATGGAAGACCAAGAAAGTATGTATCAATCCTTGCAGATGCTGGATACAAACTTGCAGAAATCAATGACACAATCCAGAACATGATGGCAATGGATGTGCAAGAGTTGAAGTCAGTCTATGACAATCCCAAAGCAACCATTCTGGAGAAGACAATTGCCAATGCAATGGTCAAGTCATTACAGAAGGGAAGTCTCTATTCTCTGGAGACATTGCTCACAAGAGTCTATGGCAAACCAAAGGAGACTGCACAAGTCACCACAGACTCCAGAATTGAAGTTGTCTTTGTAAAGGGAAAGACTATCTTATGACAGAACTGCAAGTCTTAAAATCTCAATATAACATTCACTGCATGAGTGGTGATGAAGATGTCATCATTGCTTTTACTTATTCAAAGGAGATTGCTGAATACATCATTCAAGTTCTTGGTGGTCAGAAGTGGGACAAGATAACTTTGTTCTATTGGGAGGAGGTCACACCAGTGGAAAGGATATCTGCTAACTGATTGAAAACCAATGGCTAAAAAAAAGTTTGAAAATTCTTTGAAAAAGATTTTGCAGAATCAAATATCCTTTGTAGATTGCATCATCATTCAAACTTAAAACAACAAGCCATGAAAGGAATTCAAACACTTCGCACAAGACTAATCGGAGACTCAACCATCACAATCACTGCTGAACTTCTTGAAATCAAAGGGAACTGGGCAACCATCTTCATGGATGGTAAAGTATTGAGAAGAAAAATCAAATCTGGTTATGATGGAACAAAGTACATCTTGCCATTCGGAATGTATTCAATGTGTCCTTCTTTTGAAATATAAAATTATCATACAAATTCTTCAAACTAATAAATCAAACAACATGACAACTTACTTCTGGAATCACGAATACAGACACTACATGAGAGACTTGAAACCATCAATCCAAAATCAAATCAAGAGAGCATTCAAGTCATTCGGTCTTGCATTGGATGGTCAATCAGACCTTCATCTTGAAATCATCCAAGAGCATATTGGAGAATACATGATTGAAGGAGAAACCATCCAAGACATGGAAGCAAGAATGAAAGCAAACTATATCTATTAATCAAACTAAAAACAAAACAACATGACAAACAAAATTGAACAAAGAACAATCTGGTTGGTAATTGAACAAGGAGTCGGATTTATTCACCATGCTTTCACACTTTATTCAGATGCATTGGAATTTGCAGAAAATCTAAAGAAAGAGACTGGATTTGATTGCTATGAATTACATGAATTGGATTTGAAATAACAACAACTACATCAAACATTCAACCACCATCTTGGTGGTTTTTTTGTATCTTTAACTCATGACAATTGAGTTGCCACAACCACATGAGAACCAGCAATTGATTCTGGACTCTGATGCAAGATTCAGAGTGGTGATGTGTGGTCGGAGATTTGGAAAGTCTGAACTTTCACAAGTGGAGATGATATCTTCTGCATTGCAAGGGATGTCTGTTGCCTATATCACACCGACATACAATCTGGCAAGGACTTTCTTTGACAAACTCACAAAGGTCATTCCCTTTGAGAATAACAAGTCAGAGTTGATGATAAGATTCCCCAATGATGGTAGCATCCAGTTCTTTACTGGAGAGAGACTTGACAACTTGAGGGGAAGGAAATTCCATCTGGTGGTTGTGGATGAAGCATCATTCATTCCCAATCTTGAAGATGGATGGAAGAATTCAATCAGACCTACCTTGACAGATTACAAAGGCAAGGCATTGTTCTTGTCAACTCCCAAAGGAAAGAACTATTTCTATTCCTTATTCATGAAAGGTGGTGAAGCAGATTGGCAATCCTTTAAGTTCACCACTTATGACAATCCCTACATTGACAAGCATGAAGTTGACGATGCAAGGAATCAATTGCCACAAGCAGTCTTTGAGCAAGAGTACATGGCAAATGCAATGGAGAATGCAGCGAATCCCTTTGGAAGCAACCACATTCAAGAATGCATCAAACCATTGTCACCATTTCCAGTTCAGTTCTATGGGATTGATTTGGCAAAGTCCTTTGACTGGTCTGTCATCATTGGTCTGGATGAACATGGTGATGTTGCCTACTTTAACAGATTCCAGAAAGACTGGAAACACACCAGAGAAGAAATACTAACGATTGACAGAAGTAAGCCAGTGATGATTGACTCCACTGGAGTTGGGGATGCTATCACTGAAGACCTTCAGAGTCAATTCTCACACATGACTGGTTTCAAGTACACATCCACAAGCAAACAACAATTGATGGAGAATTTGGCTTCTGTAATACACAAGAAGGACATTGGATTCCCAAATGGTATAATCAAAGAAGAATTGGATGTCTTTGAATACCAGTTCACTTCCAATGGTGTGAAGTACAATGCACCATCTGGATTCCATGATGATTGTGTGAATGCTCTTGCTTTGGCTAACAGATGCAGACAAGTCCACAAGATGACTGGTCAGTATTATTTCATATAATTATTCCAAAAAAAACCACTATACAATATGAAGTTGACAATTAGAAAATTCCAAGAGTTGTATTCAATCAGTCAGATTGAGACTGATGAATTGTCAAAGTCATGTCTTCTTGTGCAATGTCTGACTGGAAAGTCAGAAGAAGAAGTCAATGCCATGAGTCTGTCAAAGTACAATAAGTTGTGTACCAAGATAAACAACTCCTTTGAATCTTTACATGCACAAAACAACAAGAGGAAACCAAGACAATTCATCTGGATAAACAGAAGACCATTCATGTTGAAATATGACTTGGCAAAGCCACCAATGAATTCTGGGAGATATGTGGAGATTGCTACCTATTCAGAAGACATCATTGGAAACTTACACAGAATCATGGCGACCATGTGTACACCATTGAAGTTGACATGGAAGGGATTCAAGCAAGTGAAGTTGGAATCTTCTGCACATGAGAAGTTATCACAAGAGATGTTGAACATGGATTTCTATGATGCATATCATTCAGCAGTTTTTTTTTGGGCAGTTTTCAGCAAATCAATTCAGAATTTCAATACCTATTTCAAGTCAATAACGGATGGACAAGTGGTGATGGAGGAAGTCTTGAAGAATTTGGAAAGTCATATGGATGGTTGTTCAATGCCAAACTGGTTTCTGACTTTGAAGGAATCTGCATAGATGCAGTCTGGGATTTACCAGTGTATCAGTTCTTGAATGACTTGTCATACTTGAAGATGAAGAGAGAGATTGACAATGAGCAACAACAAAAGATAATGAACAAAAACAAATTGAATGGCAGATAATCAGACGGCAAAACAGAAGTTGCTCTTGACAGATGGATTCCTTGATGACCAGAAAGCAGAAAGTCTTCAGAAGGTCTTGGAAGATGGAATCAATGATGTGATGTTGAAGTCTGCAAAGAAGTTTGTTGATGTATGGAAGAGAGTGGTGAAGGAGAAGAAGATTGTTGCATCTGGGAACATAGAATCAAATCTTGTGATTTTACCACCAGAGAATGAGAATGGTGTGACAACTCTTGAGATTGAATTGCCATATTATGCAAAGTTTCAAGACAGAGGAGTAAAGGGATTGAAGAAAGACCCAGCACCAAATTCACCATACTTTTTCAAGACATGGGGAATGAGCAAAGAAGGTCAAGATTCTGTCAGAGAATGGTTGGAAACTGCAAAAGGGAAAGTCGCTTCAAGTGATGCACAAAAGAGTCAGTTTGGAAGTGAGACCAAGTTCAAGAAGATTGCAGACAGAGATTCAACTTTGAGACAAGCCATTGCTGGAATCAAAGCGGGGGGAATCAAGACAAGGAACTTCATTGACCCAATTGTTGAAGAAGCATTTGGTGAAATAGGGAAGGATGTTGCAGTTGTCTATGGTGACAAAGTATTAATTCAAATTTTCAGAAAATGAGTATAGTATCACTTATCAATCCATCTGGTGAGATATCAGTTCAAGATGCATTGTGGTCAATTGCATCATCAAACAATTCTGGACAGACAGACTTCAAGTTTGTCTTTGATGTTTTTGTCAATGGTGTGCAATTGGTTAGGACAAAGATATTCCCAGAACCAACAAACGGCAAAGGATATTTTGATGCAAGTCAAGTGGTCAGAAATGAAATCACATTTGATTGGTTTACACCAGTTTCAACCACACAACCAGAATGTCTTCTTGCACAACCATCACCATCTGGAGAAGTTGCAGTCACATACAACATAAGAGTTGGAGAAGATTATTCTGGACTCACTACATTGAACATGGCAAGTGGAAACATCACTGCATACAATTGGACTCCATCACTATTCAAGAGAAGACAACTCACAACATCTGGATTTGATTTCAAATACTTCACAAACAGACCTAAATCATGCAAAGCAAAGTTGACTGACAAAGTCCTTGTACCATTCAAGGGAATTGCTGGTCAGACTTATGTCATCAGATTCAGAGCATACAACCAAAGCAATGCATTAATTAATACTTATTCAACTGCAACCAATCTTGTGATGACATCCAGTAACCGATGGATGCAACTTGACATTGGAGCAGAAGCAATGAACAATTCACATGGAACAAATGTCTTGACAAATTCTGTAAAGTATTATGATGTTTATTTGATAAATGGTTCAGCAGAATCAGAAGCATTCAGAGTTTATCTTGATTGCAATCCACTTTATGAGACAATCAATCTTCACTTCATCAATCAGTATGGGATGTATGACACTGCAAGATTTGGTCTTGCATCCAGATTGACCATGAATGTGGAGAAGAAGGACTTCACCAAGAGAGAGTATTCATTTGGAGCAAATTCAGTTGATTACTATGATGCAAACAAGGTGTATGGTGAATCAGTCATAAACTATGGAAGCAAAGCAAACTGGAACTATAAACTGACAATGGACTTTCCAACAGATGAAGAATACATCTGGATGTCTGAATTGATTGTGTCTCCACAAATCTATGCAGAAATTGATGGAGACTTTTATCCAGTAAGCATAAGACAGACCAATTATGAGTATTCAAAATATCAGAATAACAGATTGAGACAATTGGAAATTGAAATTGAAATGAACCAACAAAGAAACGGATTCAGAAGATGACAAGACTATTCATAGAAGACCAAGAACTGGACATCACCAAAGACTTCAGTCAGCAAATCACATTTGCAGTTGATGACTTGAACAATGTTGATTCCAAGTCCACATCATTCACCAAGACAATTGTATTGTCTGGGACTGCCAACAACAACAAGTTGCTTGGTAATATCTTTGAATTTGCAAATGCCAATTTCACCATTGATTCACAAAGGAATGTTGGATATAATTTCAATGCATCCAAATCTGCAAAAGCAAGGATTGAAGTGAATGGTCTTCCAGTGATGAAGGGAGTGTTGAGACTTTTGGAGATTATCATTGATGGGAATATGGTTGAATATGAAGTTGCTCTATTTGGGGAACTTGGTGGATTCTTCAATTCACTTGGTTCAAAGAAATTGACAGACCTTGACTTCTCTGAATACAATCACACATACAATGTGACCAACATCCAGAACTCTTGGACTAATCAAGGTAGTGGATATTTTTATCCATTGATTGACTATGGAAATACAAGTCCATCCAATGACCCTAATTTCTTTAAGAAGAGTTTCTACTTCACAGCATTCAGACCAGCATTCTTTGTCAGAGAATACATTGACAAGATAATCACTGGAAGTGGTTATACTTGGGAATCACCATTCATGGAAACTGACTACTTCAATTCTTTGATAATTCCAAACAATCAATCAAGATTGAAGTTCAACAGAGGATTGATTTTTGAATCCAGACTTCTTGGAAGTTACACATTAAGTGATACACTGACACATTCATCAATTTATACAGACTTATTCACGAATTCTGGAAATGAGGTCTTCACATACACACCATCAACGGCATTCTCTGGTTCAATCAATGTGTCTTTGAGAGGGACATACACCATCACCAATTCAGATGTCAATGACTTCACTTCAAGGTATGCATTTGCAACAATGAGAATCTACAAGAATGGTTCATTGTATTATGAAGACCAGACAAAAGTCATTGGTGGATTCTCTACAACATTTGGAATATCAATTGCACCATCATACAACTTTGCATTGAGATGGGTTGGTGTGCCAATTACCTTTGCACAAAACAACACATTTGAAATCAAGTTTGAATTGTTTGCATCCAATGGAGCAGTCATCAATGTACTATTGTCCAATTCTGGAATGGGCATCACAACAGAGAATCCAATTCTTGTGTCTGCTCAATATGGAGATGATTTGATTGTCAATGGTACACTTCCAGCAAATGTCTTCCAGAAGGACTTCTTTTCTTCCATCTTGAAGATGTTCAATCTGATGGTGACTGAAGACAAGTACCAAGAGAAGCATCTTGTCATTGAACCATACATTGATTTCTATGACACAGATTCAAGCACATTCATTGATTGGTCTGACAACATTGACAGAAGCAAACCAATCAAAATCAAACCAATGGCAGAACTCAATGCCAGATATTATCAGTTTAAATTCAAGCAAGATTCAGACTACTATAATGAAGAATACAGAAAGAAATATGCAGAAGGATATGGAGACAGAATCTATGACAACAACTATGAATTCACCAAGAATACAGACACAACAGAAGTCATCTTCTCTCAATCTGTCTTGACTGGATTCACAGACAATGACAAGGTCTTTCCATCTATATTCAA